ATGAGTTGGCACTATTTGCAGGAGGGGGAGGCAGCATCTTGGCAGGGCAGTTGCTTGGATGGCGCACCGTTTGCGCTGTTGAGGTTGATGCCGGGGCGCGGAATATCTTGCTTGATCGGCAACGTGACGGGGTTCTGGAGCAATTCCCAATTTGGGACGACGTGCGAACCTTTGACGGTAATCCCTGGCGCGGAAGTGTTGATGTCGTTACCGGAGGCTTTCCATGCCAGGACATTAGCCAGTGTGGAGCAGGCGCAGGAATCGACGGCGAACGATCTGGCCTTTGGCTGGAAATGGTCAGAATCATTCGCGAAGTTCGACCCCGCCTCGTTGTTGTGGAAAACTCGTCAATACTCACTTCTAGGGGGCTTGGCAGAGTACTCGGCGACTTGGCCGCAATGGGGTTGGATGCGCGGTGGGGAGTGTTCAGAGCTTCCACTATTGGAGCAGCGCATCATCGTGCCCGGCTTTACCTGGTTGCTTACTCCCACGGCTCAAAGCTGGAGGGCTTGGACTTTTCGGAATCCGTCCTCTTTGATACGGCGGCGACACGCAGACGGCAATTTACAAGAGCAGTTGATGCGGCTTTATCGGCGGATGACTACGCCTCGATGTCAAGAAATTCTAATGATGTGGCCAGAGGGATGGACGGACTCAAGGCCACTGGCAATGGATGGGTTCCGGCTGTGGCGGCAAGAGCAGTGCGGATGCTAACTGTTGGTTGTTAATTCAGGGGGGTTCATGGATGGGGATGATGGGATTTTCATCGACTGGTTGTCGCTCTGGCAGTTTCACGAACAGCACGCGCCGATCAACTCCGGCGCAATTATCACCTATGACGGTTCGGGTCGAGCAGTGTTTGAGCGTTATCGCTCCTCGCGCATTCAGGGAAGCCATGCGACAGGCTGCGCTGTTAAGAGTGACGGTCAAACTGTGGTCGGAAGCGGGAATTTTGGGCGACTTAATCGCCCAGACAACCTTTTTGGCTTTGACCCGCAAACCGTATTACGCCGGGCGAATGAGGCTCTCGCCTTCGCCGGGCTCCCCCGGTTTGTATCTGCTGCCGATAGCCGAGACGGCGGAGATTGGTACAAAGAGGGTCTGCGATATCCCGGCGCCGTTGGTCTTGTGGGACCTGGCTCGCCGCAAGCAACACCTCGAGGGCGTCTCAATCTATCACGTGTGGACATCACAAGAAATTTTAAGTGCGGAGGACTTGCCGCTGCCCGGTCGGTCATTCGGGCAATCTCCGGCAAGTCCATCAGCCGGGTAAAAAAGGGCGTTGGCGGTGATGCTTCGGTCTGGTGGTCGAATACCCGTTACATGCTCAAGGTGTATATCAAGGCGCTGGAAATGGAGGCGCACGGCACGAATACCGGCGCGGCTTATGATTACGCGGTCGAGCATGGCATCGTGCGGCTCGAATTGGAATTGAAGCGGCGGGAATTGGCCGATTTGGGTTGGTCTGATTTTGACGCATTTGTGGAGGCTTGGGACATGGGCAAGGTCAAACAGTTGTTTGCAGATTATGAAAAGGTGCTGCAGGTGGGTGCTATCTCGAATCATGCCGAGTTTCTGGACTCGCTGCCGCAGCGGTTGCGCGTGACCGCTTCCGCCTTTCTGGCCGGGCAGGATGTCCGGGCGCTTATGTCTCGGTCTGCTTTTTACCGTTACCGTCGTGCCTTGCTTGATTACGGCGTTGACATTGCCGACGAGCGCCCGGAACAGCTTAATGTGGCCGTTCGCACGATCACGCTCGAGCCGGTAGCGGCTCCTGACTGGTACTGGAAAAATGAGAGGGCTGCATGATGTCCGATTTCCAGATTTGGGCTGTCGCCTTGTTCCTCGGTCTTCTCGGTTCTTCCGTTGGCGTTCTGTTGCTGACTGCCGTTTATCAGGTGATGAAATGAAGGATTTTCGCTTCTGGCTGCTGTTGCTCGTCCTGTGCCTGCCGTCTGTTTCTTTCGCCGTTCAAGGTCAAGGCGCATCGTTGACCATTGGCACGGATGCCGACCCATGCGTCCAAGCCGGTAATTGTAATACCGTGGACATGGTACAGGCTCAGCTTGTCACTCAGGATGTGCTTGTCTATGGTGTGGCCTGCTTCCTGTTTTTCTTCGGCTTTCAGGTCGGGCTCGGTTTTATGCTCGGCGCGATTCACCGTCAGGGAGGCTATCGAGAATGACTTTCTCCGATATCTCCGGGCTCTTCGTCTCGTGTTTTGGTTTTGGCTTCATCGCCGGGATGGCTTTTGGCCGGGTGATGGAAATCATCCGTTCAATGGGCTACTGAATTCGTCCGCTTCTGGGCGTTTGCGTTGCCGGTCGTTTACCGGTGTTGCGGGATAACTACCCGCCTTTGTGAAAGGTAATATCATGGTTCAGTTTCTGAAAAAGTGTTGGAACAAAACGGTTGAGGCTGTGCAAACTGTCAAGGCCGCTGTTGTTGGTGCCTTCGCCGGTGTTTTGGGTCTGGGTGCTGCGTCGCAGGATGCAAGTGCCGCTCTGGATGCTAACATCGCTCTTGGCTTGACTGCTCTGGAAACAGACTTCAATGCCTTGATGGCGCTGGTCTATCCGGTCGCTATCTCGATCACCGTTGCATTGGTGATCTTTGGCCTGGTGAAGATGTTCATTCACCGTTCCGCGCGCTAAGGCTTGGCAATCCATCCCCCGCCCCTTGTGGGCGGGGGTGGTTGCCAAGACTATCATGCATAAGCTCATCTCCCGTTTACTGATTCCGCTGCTCGCGGTCTGGTTCATTGTTCAGCCTGGCATTGCCACGGCTGGTGCAATTTCTACCTATCGCGTCGGCTCTACTTTTTACCCGTTGAGTGCCTCTGGTGCGATGGGTGCCGCTGTCGATATCGCCTTGCTCGCCGGTCGTGCTTCGCCATGGATTACCGGTTTGACGCTTGGTTATCAGTTGGCAAAGTTTGTTGTTGAGGGTCTGGATTCATCCGGCGCGGTTGTGCCGTTGAATGTTCTTCCTGCTGGTCTGGCGCAGGTTCCCGCTTCTGCTGCCTCTTGGTCGGGTTGGAATTATGATTCTGTCTCTAAATCGTGGCTGCCTCCTGCAACTGCTCCCGGTTCTTCCGTTTATACACCTACCAATTCTGGCGCGCCTTCTTATTCAACCATTGAGGCTGCCTGTTCTCATGCTGCGCGTTGGTCGGCTGCTGGTTATACTTTTATTTCTTACGTGTCATCCGTTGTCAGTGGCAATGGTTTTTCCTGTACTGGCATGGTTAATTATTACGGCCAAAAAACAATTGCCTCTTTTGGTTTGATTACTCAAGGCTGTCCGGTTGGTTATTCGTTGTCCGGTGGTTCTTGCGTTTTGTCGAGTCCGTCTCTTGTTCAGTATCCATCTGATAATGCGCCTACCGTGATTGCCAAAGCTGACGGCACGGGCTTTGCGCTTGATCTGCGTGACCCTGACAATGCCTCTGCGCCTGTGACGATTCCGCCTTATTTTCAGTCACAGGGCGTTAAGGATGGCCGCGATACTCGCGTAACGATTGAGCCGCAGACTGGCGGCGGTTTGAAAGTCACAACTGAGCAACAGATTGTTAATGCCGATGGTACGGTTTCAACGTATCGGCAAACTGTTTTAACTGGTGCGGATGGTGCGGTGCAGTCAACGACCGGCGCGAATTATCCGGGTGGCCTTTCTCAGCAAACCCCGCAATCTACCCCGCTTGTGCCTACTACCAACGGCGAGTTTCCCACCGATTACAATCGGGAGGCGACACAGTTGGCAATTCGTGATGAGTTGCAGGCGGTTGGCGAATCGACCGCGCTGGTGCCTGGTTCTGAGGCTGCTGCGGCTGATCTGCGCAATCACTATGACAATCATGTTGATGCTGCGCGCATTGACGATGTTATGGCCGGGGTTGGGCTTCCTGCTGCGCCTTCGTTTTTGTTGTTTCCTACTCTGACCGTTCCGGTTTGCCATGCTATCGGTTGGACTTTCCAAGGCCGGGAAGTTTCCTTCGATATTTGTCCGCACGTGCCGACGATCAGGAGCATTTTCGGTTGGGTGTTGAATTTGATTGCCGCGGCCATGATGTTTCAGATGCTTATGAATTTCCGCGCAATGCGCGTTAGGGGGTAGATCGTGAAACTGCTTATTGGATTGTTCCGTAAAATTTACGATAATGCGCTCGGGATTTTTGTTAGCAAGGAAACTGGCGAGATTTTCACGCGTGCCGCCTTTGCTGCCGCTGTCGTTGGTACGATTGTCGCAATTTATGCGTTTTATGCGGCGGCTATTTCTGCTCTCTCGCTTGCGCTTCCTGCTCCGTTCGATTTCGCCCTGATCTTTTTGCCCGATAATACCTCTGCCGTGCTGACGGCTGTTACCACTCTGCGCGTGGCTCTTTTCATCGCATCGCTCAAGCTCGGCCTTGCGTCTGTCGGGGTAAGGTAGTGGCTGTCTACGCGATTACCGGCAAGCTCGGTTCCGGTAAATCGTTGGTGTCGGTTGGTCGTATCATGGATTACTTGGCGAAAGGCCGGCCAGTTGCTACCAATCTGAATCTTTACCTTGATCGCTATTTCGGCAAGCGTAGCAAGGCTCACTATATCCGGCTGCCGGATATTCCTACGGTTCACGATCTGCACGCGATAGGCAAGGGCAATGACTCGCTTGACGAGTCAAAAAACGGCCTGCTGGTTCTTGACGAGTGCGGCGTGTTTTTCAATTCGCGCGACTGGGCGGACAAGGGCAGGCAGTCGGTGATTTCTTGGCTGTTGCATTCTCGCAAGCTCGGGTGGGATGTCATTCTCATCGTGCAGGATATACAGCTAATTGATAAACAGATCCGTACCGCGCTTCTCGAGCATGTCGGTATCTGCAAGCGGACTGACCGGCTGACCATTCCGTTTATCGGCGGCCTGCTTAAGTTCCTCAAGATTCCGCACCGGCCGCCTCGCGTGCATCTGTGCTCTGTGAAGTATGGAACTGATCTACACGCGCTCGTTGTTGATCGCTGGTTTTATCGTGGCGTGATTATTCAAAATTGTTACGATACCCGGCAAGTTTTTTCGCACGCTTGCGAGAATGCTATTCATTCGGTGCTTTCACCCTGGACAACTACTGGCCGTTATTTGGAGCCTACGTTATGGATGATGCTCTGCGCTTGGTGGAAAGGTGAGACGCTGCCGCGTCCTCGGCTTGTGCCGCTGAGGCCAAAGCATCCGTTAGTGGTCCGGGTGATGCACTTGCCGGATCCGGCGCAACGGTTGGAATTTCTGCGGCGCTTCGATTCGTGCGGTGCGCTTGATCGGGGGCTGCCGTGCGCTGGTTGATTGTGGCTGTCGCGCTGGCGTTTCTGTTCGGCTGTTCCAGCATGGAGCCACATTCGCGCTCGGTTGATTGGTACGTTTGTCTCCACACCCAGACTGTGCGCGACTGCTGAAAGCAAGTCGCGGAGGGTTTTGGTTTTTCTGTTCGTTCCTCTGCGGAGAATTTCCAAATATCTAACACCACCGCCGCCGCGCAGCGGAAACAGGCGGGGCTTTTGGTGTTAGATTTTGGTCCAGTCGGAGAAGGTCAAAGCCGAAGGCATCCACCCTCCTGCCAAGCTGATTTTCTTAACGTCGAGAAGAAGCGGCCAGATACATGGCAACCCACAGAGCCACGAAAGCCCCTATGCCTGCCACGACCTGCCACGGGTTGACTGTGCCCGGTTCGATGGGTGCAACTGCTGCGCCTGTTGCTGATATTGCGGAAAAGGTGGCGACTGCGGGAAGCCGCCATTTTTTGTAAAGTGCGTGCCGGTTCTGGTTGCCGTAATCGGACATTATGCGAATTTCCTCGGCCTAAAAAAAGCGCTCCCCGCGTTTGTGCCGCTGGCGCTCCCAAAGGCTGCCATACAGCACAGCGCCAGGACTCCGAGCCCGGAACCGGCACGCCGCAAGAAATTTTCCCAGAATCCCTTCCGGGTCGCGTTCTTTTCCGTCCGTGCCTCGAACTCGGCAATCAACGCCAAGGGGTCTAAATCGAGCGCCAAGGCGATCTTGGTTAGTGCGTAGGGGTCGGGGTTCTCTTTGCCCTTGCGGTAGGCGCTAAGGCGCTGTGTGGGGATTTCTAGCGCCTTCGCTAATGCGTAGTCGCTCTGCACCTGCAATCTCTCCTTGGTCTGGTCCAGCAATTCGATGATGGTCATGGCGTTCCTTTGGTGAGCGTTTCCCGTCTGGCCTGCATCCTACTCCGAAAATCGGTATTGACAACGTCCCGAAGTTCGGGATAGTGTTCGTCTGTCCCGGCTTTCGGGATATAACCCAGAAAGGAAAAAACCATGTTGAAGATCGAGATCAAGTCCCCCCTGATTACTGAAATATCCGGCACCTCCAAGGCCGGCAAGCCTTACCACATGCGCAAACAGGCTGCTTGGGCGCATACCTTCGATGCGCAGGGCAACCCCAACCCCTACCCGGAGCGCATCGAATTGACGCTGAATGATCAGCAAGACGGGTTCCCTCCCGGTGTCTATACCCTGTCGGACAAGTCGTTCTTCGTCGGCGATTTCGGCCGTCTCGAAGTCGGCCGGCTGATTCTTGAGCCTGTTGCCGTTGCCGCGCGCGCTGCCGCGTGATGTTTCCCCCCAAAAACCGCCTCCCCGGTTTTGCCTGCCCCTCGCC